TGATCTTTGGCCCAAGAGGTGGAAGTATTTATTATTGGGACGCTTCGACAGGTTTGAATGGCACTGTCTTTACGGTCACTATAGCCACACCTGCTGTTCTTACATCATCTATAACTCTAACAAATGGCATGGCATTGGTTTTAGAAACCAATGGTGCTTTGCCGACCGGATTGAACGTTGGTCAAATCTATTATGTAATTAATGTCGCGGGATCTACTTGTAACTTGTCAGCCACTTCTGGCGGAGCGGCAATTAACACCACTGGATCGCAGTCTGGTGTTCACAAAATATCCTCAAGAGCTTTGCCATTGGCAAGCATGACTGGTGCATCTGCTGTGCCGATTCAACAAAATTGTATTTTGGTATCTGATTCCAGTAGATTTGTTTTTGCGCTTGGTGCAACTGAGTTTGGATCATCAGTTTTCAATCCAATGCTCATCCGCTGGTCGGATCAGGGCGATCCTTTTAATTGGACTCCAAGCCCAACGGTACAGGCTGGGTTTACATATTTATCGCATGGGTCAGAGATTGTTTCTGCAATGCAGGCCCGTCAAGAAATCTTGGTGTGGACAGATTCTTCTATATATTCTCTGCAGTATCAAGGCGCACCTGTTGTTTGGTCTACTCAAATTGTGGGAGACAACATTTCTATTGCCGGTGAAAACGCTGTGGCTTATGCAAATGGCGTTGCGTATTGGATTGGTGTTGACAAGTTCTACAAATACGATGGTCGCACACAGACATTGAATTGCGATCTACGTCAGTTTGTATTTGAGAACATCAATAAATCTCAACTATCTCAAGTAGTTGCAGGAACAAATGAAGGCTTTAATGAGGTGTGGTGGTTCTACTGCTCAGGAACAAGCACAACAATTGACAGCTATGTGGTGTACAACTACATGGAAAACCAAGGCCAAGGCGCTTGGTACTACGGTTCTATGGCTCGTACAGCGTGGTTAGATAGTGGCCTGAGAGATTACCCAATTGCTGCAACATACGACAACAACTTGGTCAACCATGAGCAAGGCGTGGACGATAACACTACAGCTACAACCGTGGCGATTGAGGCGTTTATCACTTCTGCTGAATTCGATCTTGAAGATGGCGACAGGTTTGGGTTTATATGGCGGGTTCTTCCTGACATTACGTTCCGTGGTTCTACTGCTGCCAGTCCACAAGTGACCATGTACTTAAAGCCTATGCAGAACTCCGGCTCTGGATACAACATACCTGCGTCAGTGGGTGGAGAAAGCAGCGCCACCGTGACAAGAACGGCAGTGTTACCAATTGAAGAATTCACTGGTCAGATTTACACCCGGGTGCGTGGACGGCAGATAGCAATGGAAGTGAGATCAACGGCTGCTGGAGTAACTTGGCAGCTTGGCTCTCCTCGTATTGACATCAGACAGGACGGAAGACGATGACATTCATTGTTACCTCTGAGTTTGAACTCAATAGGGTTGCTGCGCCTGCGCTGCCGTTGGCCCCAAATGAGTATGACCGCTCGTATCAGGATCAGTTAAACAATGTATTGCGCCTGTATTTCAACAGAACGGACAGTATTTTGGGCGCATTGCAACCCGTGGAAACGATTAACACAATCTCTTTTACGGTCTACACAGTGGCAACGTTACCAAGTGCTGTTACCTTGGGGGCTGGAACTAAGGCCTTTGTGTCTGATGCCAACGCCACAACATTCGCATCTACCGTTGCGGGTGGTGGCTCCAATAAAGTACCTGTATATTCAGACGGTACTAATTGGAAAATTGGGTAATAACATGAGCATAGATTTCATTGAGCTATTCAACAAGGTTGGCAGGGTTGCTAGGCCTTCCCACCATGCGTTTGTCCCTGTCTCCTCTATGGAGGAAAAGTTTGCGGAGTCATGCTTTGACTCTCTGGACATGCTGATGATTGTCATGTATATGTCTGAGATATACGATATTGACGATGAGATTGCCAAAGAGATGTATGCAGAATCCATGCAAGAAATGTATGACTTGATTCAGCAGCACAAGAAGCGCGATCCAGAATCAATTGAGTGGGCTATGGAGATGATTAAATAATGTATTTGACAAACTACCGCACTGCGTTTTCCAATCATGTGGAATTGCTGGAGGATATTATCTTTCCGCAAAAAGTGCATTGGTTTCCAGATACTTACAAGAGAGCATCGACTGGTTTGTTTTACCCGCCTCACAAGCTTGCTGAGAAGGTTCTTGATCCTGAGCTTGTCACGCAATTACGGGAAAACAAGGTTGGTAAGACTGCATTTATTCTTGCTGCTGGCAATTCTCATTTTGCTGGGATAAAACAAAAATCAAAGCCACCTACACAGCTTTCATATGAGTACAAGTTTTTACCGTTTACGTTGACGCAAGTTTATGCCGGTAGAACTGCGCAAGCACTTGGCGCAACAGACCATATTGTGACGGATGCTACTGCCTGCGCTTCAAGCCTCAAGGCTTTGATGGATGTGCAAACACTCATTAAATTTTATGGATTTGATCGGGTGATTGTTCTGTCATTGGAGGATGCTGTATCTAACTCTGTCTTGGAATTCTTTGGAGAGGCAAAGGCATCTTTGCTGTGGAAAGATGAACAAGAAGGAATTCTGCCCTCTGCTTTTGATGACAAAAACCACGGGTTCTATGTGGGACAGGGCGCAGTTTTGGCTGTGTTTGATTCTGCAAAAGTTTGTTTTTCAGGCAAGAGTAACCCCATAGCATCGTTTCGCGGGGCGTTTACAGCCAGCGAAGAATGCCCAAACGCCATTGGTCAAAGAGAAGATGGTCAAGGTTTTGTCCGTGCAATGGAGGGCGCATTTGCCGTTGCCAAAGAAAACCCACGGCGGGTGGGAGTTGTAAAGACTCACGGCACAGGAACTCTAAGCAATAACTTGGCTGAGAAAGCGGCCTTGGAAACGTTACCATCAAATTTTGTGGCAACTTCATACAAAGCAAAGATTGGTCACACTATGGGGGCAAGCGGTCTACTGGAGACATGCTTGCTAATAGATAGCCTAAAACAGGGCATTGTCCCTAAAATTGAGAATAGAACGGCAGACGATTCAAGGTTTCTATCCCACGATGTTGCAGATCCGGGCGGTTTGATTTTGAGTTTGGCGGCTGGTATGGGTAATGTTTATTCGGCGGCATTGCTGTCTATGGAGATTTGATATGTCAAAGATGGTAAACAGCAAAGACAAAGAATTAAACAGCGCAGAAATCATAATGATTGCACTGGAAAACACAAAGTCCGAATACCCGCTAAAGGTTGTTTATCCCGCAATCATTACCGAAATGACGCAGCCAAATGCAGATGTCAAGCAAATTGGAAACACAATTTTTGTTTTGCATAGAGCAGATGAAGATCAGGCTTTCTTCAAGGCGCTGAATGCCGACACAGCAAATAATTTTGTAGAGAATAGCAAAAAATATGTTGTGTATGCAAAAAAAGAATTGGGCTTAAAGATTTTGGTAACTCAATTTGAAGGCTCCGCAATAAGCACATTGTTTCATGTGATTGCAAAAAATCCGCCAATGCCAAACATGGGATTTAAGGAATACAACTTAGATACCGGCGCAAAACGAATTGTTTTAAATTTAGGATAATTTATGGGAGCAGTTGTCAAAGCAGCAAAAGATCTTGGAAACGCAGTTGGCGATGCGGTTTCTTCTGTTGGCAACGCTATTTCTGATGTTGGCAATTTTGTAATTGAAAAAGTTGTTGAGCCTGTAGCTAAGGCTGTAGACAACACAATTCAAGCGGCAATTGATGATCCAATAGGCACGGCTGTAAAGATTGCGGCAATATCTACTGGTAACCCTTACATTATTGCTGCCGCCAATACAAGTGTCGCCCTTGCCAATGGCGCTGATCCAGAAGATGCTTTAAAGGCTGGAGCCAAAGCTGCCGTTCTGTATGAAGTTGGTTCAGCAGTTGGTGAATATGTTGCCCCAGAAGCTGCTGCATATTTTGGCCCTGAGAATGCTGCTGCGGCTAGTGCGGTAACAAATGCTGCTGCAAGCACGGTTGCGGCAGCGGTTGTAGGAGAGGATCCGTACCAAGCACTGCTTGCAAGTGGCGTTAATTCTGCGGCTGGCGTAATTGCCAAGCAGGTTCCGGGATACGACTCTTTAAGCGCAAATCAACAAAGGGCGCTGAAGACAACGGTTGTTGCCTCATTAGAAGGTAAAGATCCAAGCCAAGCTCTTGTCAATCAAGCTTTGCAGGTTGGTATCAATTACATCAAAAATGATCCAGAGATACAGAATATTGTTCCTGCGCCTGCGGAAAGAAAGCCTACAACGCAAGAAGAAGTCGATGCGCTAATCAATGGCGGATTAACCGAAGATGATGGTTCAAATTACGGATATGAGCAGGCTCCAGATTTTGCTCCAGAGATTGACAAAAAGCCGACTGAAGTAATTACAGCGCCAGTTACAACTGAATTGCCTCCGCCTGAGCAGCAAGATTTGCCGCCTGCGCCTGAAAGCGACACAAAATTAAGTGAAGCCCAGAAGGACTATCTTGAAAGCTCAATGGCTGGTGGCGATGATGAAGTAATTTCTGACATCTTGGATCGTCAGTTATCTCCCCTTGCGCCGGGAGATGCAACACCACTACCGCCTGTGACCGGTGTTGATTTGACTGAAGAAAACATTGTCCCTGAAGGCGTAGAGCGCCCTCCAGCAACACAAGAAGAAGTCGATGCACTGATTGACAGTGGATTGACAGAAGATGCCGGTCTTGATTACGGGTATGAGCAAGCGCCTGATTTTATTCCAGAAACCAGTGAAGAATTACCTGCAACTGTTACGCCACCAGCAAAGGATGAGATTAGTGATCTTGTCGATAGCGGTCTAGTTGAAGACGCAGGGGTTGATTACGGATATGAACAAGCGCCGGATCTATCTCCAATAGTTGAAGGCAATGTGTCGCCTTTCCCTCCTGTTACCGGTGTTGATTTAACTCAAGAAAACATTGTTCCAGAAAGTGTAGAGCGCACCCCAACAACCCAAGATGAGGTTGACGCTCTTATTGACAGTGGGCTAGTTGAAGACGCAGGAACTGATTATGGGTATGAGCAGGCTGCGCCAGAAGAAGTTGCCGCTCCTGTTGACGTTGGATCAACTGAAGATGCAGGACTTGATTACGGGTACGAACAGGCTCCCGATCTATCTCCATTGACTGAAGGTGACGCATCTCCTTTTCCTCCGGTAACCAATGTTGATCTCACCGCAGAAAACATTGTTCCTGAAGGGGTGGATCGCACACCCACAACACAAGATGAAGTTGATGCCCTTATTGATAGTGGCTTGGTTGAAACATTACCGCCACCTGTTGAAAGCATTGAGCCTACCGCGCCAGACTCTGGCGAAAGTCTGTCTGAAGTTGTTGTAACTCCACCGCCTGAAGATGATCTTGAACCGCTTATTGACAGCGGATTAGTTGAAGATGACGGTTTGAACTACGGGTACGAGCAAGCGCCTGATTACAAACCGCCAGCAGGTAATGTTGTTCCAAGCAAACCTGTAGTAACTGTTCCACCGAAACCTGTAATAAGCGTCCCATCAAAACCAAAGGCGGTTCCTCGGCAGAGCGCCAACACATTAGATGACTTGATGTCAATGATGCAGGGTGCGCCTATCACATCAACCGAACAAGAAGAATTGATAAAGCTGGTAAAGGCATCGCCTTATTTCAATATAAGCAACCCACTTGACATTGGATTTTTCGATGTGCCGACCAACCAAGATCCAGTTAAAATGGCAGAAGGCGGGTACATGGACATCCTCTTTCCAAAAACACAATTAACTATGGATGAAATTTTACAAATTTTAGAAGGAAAGTATCATGGCTAACGAATATGATTATTATGATTTTGATTACGGAACAGATGTTATTCCTGATTCTGCTAATGAAAGCTCGCCTTCAGATC